TTCATGTATTTCAGGAAATGTATCATTTAATGTACTTTCATAAACTGAAAGTCTAAAACTTCCATGATTACCAGTCAGTCCGAATTGGTGTAAGTTGGTCTCAAATAAATTCTCTATTTTTTTTGCCTCTTCTTCAGTAAAAATATTAATATTTTCCCATACCATTTTATTTTTCCACATCATTTTCTATCTTTTTAATAAATTCTTCTATAATATTTTCTTCACCCATAATAGTTCCAATTATTTTCTTTTTTTCATTTAAAATGTCCCATACTAATGTGTCTATTGTTTCATCTATTAACATATAATATATATTAACTGTTTTATTTTGTCCTATCCTATATGCCCTATCCTCCGCTTGTTCGTGATTTCCTGGCACCCAATCTAATGAATTCATAATTACTATCTCTGCCGCAGTCAACGTTAAACCTACTCCCGCAGCTTTTATTTGACCAACAAATACTTTACAACTCTCATCTTCCTGAAACCTATCAACCGCTAATTGTTTTTGTTTATCTGACATTCCCCCTCTTATACAAACACACTTATCACCGAAATGTCTTATGAATTCATCCATTTCGTCATTGAAGTTACAAAATATTATACTTTTTTTATCTAATTCTAATGCTTCTTCTACTTTTTCTATAGTATATGGAACAGTTTCCATTGCAATAAAAGTTCTTAACAAAGTAGCTTCTACTAAATCTCTTGCAGGATTACCTTTTTTACCATCTATTTTACGTTGTGCCAAATACTCTTCCCATACATTTTTATAACCATCTATATTTTGTAATTCTAGATAAACTGGAGTTATAAGTTTATCTGGTAAATCTAATACCTCTTCTTTTTTACGTCTTAAAATTGTTCTTTTAGTTTTTTGAGATAATTCTTCTAAATTGGATGCACCTTTAGTTACCCAAACAAATCTACCACCCTTTTTAAATCTTACGCCTTCACAATAGGTTCTAGCATAATGTACCCAATTATTTGCAACACCACATTCTATTATAGATAAAAGATTATAATAGTCCATCGGTCTATTAGCAATTGGTGTACCGGTTAATAACCAACATCTTTTAGGTGAAAATCTTTTTGATATGTCCTTTAAAATTTTACCTCTTATACTTTTATGGTTTTTTACAAAGTGTGCTTCATCTAATATTATTAAATCAGGATTAAATTCTACTATTTCTCTCCTTAATTCCCATTCTTCATATTTTTTACCCCTTTCTTCGATAGTGTGAAAATTCTTTAATATATCATAGTTTATTATAGTAAATCTATTAGGATCCCTATGTTTTCCTTTTATTATTGAAACATCTTCGCAAAAGTTTTGTACTTCCCTCATCCAATTTATTTTTAAAGATGCGGGACATACAATTAAAACCCTTTCTGCACCACATTCTAATGCTGCAACTATGGATTGATATGTTTTACCTAATCCCATATCATCTGCTAAAATACATTTTTTATTCTTTAATAAGAATTCTATACCTTCTTCTTGATGTTTAAATGCTCTCCAACCCCTTTTATCTAAATTTATATACTTTTCAAAATCCACCTCTACCTCTACTTCTTCATAGTGAATATCCTCAATTAATTGGGTTTTCGGTATCCATATTAATTTTACTTCTTTTTGGTTTTTATAAAATTTACATATGACATGTATTGCCTTATCACTTTCAGCCAATATAGTTTCTACTAATATTTTATTGATTGGTGTTGTTAATTTATATTCTTCTTTTAATTGATTAGAAAAATATTCTGTAATTTCTACTATTTTATTAACATTTTTAGGTACGTAATTAAAGTAATTAGTAATATATTTTGTTTGACTATTAGTTAAAAAATATGATTTTTCGGTTTGGTATTTTTTCTTTATATAATTAATATAGGGGTTCTTACCATTGTATGTAACCAATAACTCTTCAATTTTTAATCCTTTAATGTCTTTTATATCTAACATATTTCTAATTATAATCATTTTTTTGCAAAGTATAAATATTTATAGAGAAAAGATACATGAAAAATAACAGAAAAGTACCTATTACTAGAGTAAATAAGTTTTTTTCACAGGAAGATTTTAATTTAGAGGTTAATTTTGGTAGAGAATGGTTAGAGGGTGACATCAACATAAAAGTAGTTCTTTTTCAAGTCGATCAAAGTAAATCATTAACTGATGATATATATGGTGAATCTGCACCAAATGAGATTAGATTTAAGACTCCTGTTGAATTAACTGTTAATTTCCAAATGGAGTCACCAAAGAACGAAGCGTGGAATCCAAATGGTAGTTTAAGACATTTAGAACATGGTAATCTGACATTGGGTGTATATCAGTCTCATTTAGATGAATTGGGTGTAGAAATAAATTATGGAGATTATATCGGGTATCATGAGACAGAAGATAAAATGACTTACTGGACAGTATCTAATAATGGAATAATAACATCAGATAATGCACACACTATTGCAGGTTATAAAGGTTTTTACAGAACTGTGACATGTGTACCTACACCTGAAGACGAATTTAAAGGTATTTAAATAAAATGGGACTTCCTAAAAATTATAGAAAAAACTTAAAAATTACTCCTACACCAGAAGGTTTTGAAGCGAGACAAAATATTTTAGATAATATTGCTAATCCAGGAACATACCTCCCTAAAGGTATTTTACATGAAGATATGGATAGAGAGTTTGTACAATATATGGAAGATGATATTAGTCTAGTGTTGAATGGTGAAAAAGTACCAGTTATTTTTTTAAGTATACAAAGATGGGCGGAATTTGCTAAAACTTGGCAATTTTCAGATGAATATAAAAATATAACAATGCCATTTATTACTATAATAAGAAAACCAGATGCACAAACAGGAACTAATTATGCAGGAACTTTTAATGTACCAGGAAAACCCACTTTTACAGATATGAAAATACCAACTTGGGACGGGAACATAAAAAGTTATGACATATATAAAATACCTCAACCAGTTTCGGTAGATTTAAATTATGAAGTTAGATTATTCTGTACAAGAATGAGGGATTTAAATATTTTAAACCGTTTGATGTTAGATTCTTTTTCTGCTGGTGAAAAATATATTAGAGTAAATGGACACCCAATACCACTTATGATGGATAGTATTGGTGATGAAAGCTCAATTCAAAATTTAGATGAGAAAAGATATTATGTACAATTGTTTAGTATAAAAATGTTGGGTTATTTATTAGATCCAAAACAATTTGAGGTGACACCGGCAATAAGTAGGGCAATTAGTTTTTTCGAAATTGCGGAAAACGTTAATTTAGCAACACACCAAATTAAAGAGAGAGAAGAAGATACGTCTATAGAAATCAATATACAATATGCAGCAGGAATTAATATTTTTCAGTTAGCAATCGAAAACGATGCTAACTATAGTAGTGTTTCACAACAAAATATTAGTAATTTTACAATAACAGTAAATGGTGATGTAAAAACCTTACCTTTTGATGTTTCTTATAGTGATACATTAGAAATCACAATAACAAAATTAGATGTGGCTAATCCCGCATTTTTAACACTAATAGGAAACGCAAAATGAAAAGGATAGTAAGAAATTATGTAGTAAGAGACCCAAAACCTATTATGGATGCCATAATAAGGGGGAGTAGTAATTATCAAGTAATTAAATTTAAACCGACAGTAAGTGGTCAAATAATTTTTGAGGAAATAATGGATTCGTCAATTAGTGATGTAGAGAAAACAGAACTATATATTAATGGTGTTAGGTATTCTATAAATGATCATTACACTATCTCAGATAAAAAATTAGTGTGGGGAGGTTCTTTTAATATGGAAACACACTATGATTTGGTGTTTATTTCTAGATAAATTACTTAACTATTTCACCATATAAATCTTTTTTAGGTACACACTTTTCTTTTATTATCTTTTCAACAAAGGCGAACATTTTTAATCCATTTTCTTCACAATAAGTTTTTAATAGTAAATGGGTTTTAGGGGTAATTTTAAGATTTTTAGTCCTTTTCATAGTTGTTTTTTATATAAGTATGGCAAAAGTATGAAAAATATAATACTAAATATCTGAATATTCAAATAAATCACTTACTTTCAAAAATAATTGCATATTTATAATAAAAACAAAATAATAAAAATATTAAAATAAAAATTAAATGGCTTCAACAAATAGAATTTTCGTTAGTCCAGGTGTTTTTACATCAGAAAAGGATTTAACGTTTGTAACAAGACAAGTGGGTGTAACTACTTTAGGGTTATTAGGTGAGACTCCTAAAGGTCCGGCTTTTGAACCTGTATTCATTTCTAATTATGATGAATTCACTTCTTATTTCGGTGGTTTAAACCCTGAAAAATACAAAGGTAATGGATACCCAAAATATGAACTTAACTATATAGCTAGATCGTTTTTAACACAAACAAATCAACTTTATGTTAGTAGAGTATTAGGTTTATCAGGATATAAAGCAGGTAATGCTTGGTGTATTACATTGGATGCGGAGTTTGATCCATCAACAGAAGAAGTTGTAAGTACTACTTCTTCCCCATCTTTATTAACTTATAGTGCAAGTACAGGTGGAACGCCAGTAACAATGACATTTAGTGATCCTCTTTTACAAGAATTATATGATCAAGGAGAAATTACTAATAGTTTTTCTGCAATAGGTTTAAGTGCAACTGGTGATACCATATCAATAACTTCACCTAAATATATAGAAGTGGGTAGTGACTTTTCTGGTGCCACTTTCTCTATGGAAGTTATTGCAACATCTGGTTCTACACCAGGATTCGTAACAGGGGTTACATCAGGAACTGTAGTAACATATACGGCAACATCTTATAATATTGATGGTAGTGTAGTTGCTACTTTAAGATCTAGAGGTAACTATGGTGGTGATCAAATATTAGATTACACAGTTAGTGGAGTAACCGATGCTAGTATGACTAACACAAGTGGTATTGTAACTAACCCATTAGGTAATTTCACAATTAGTGGTATAACAAGTAGTGGTGTTGACTTTGATTATAATGTATCTTTAGATAGAACTAAAAAGAATTATTTACCTAATGTATTTGGTGTTAAGTCACAAGATAAAGAAACTGAGCTTTTTGTAGAGGAATTATTTATTAATAGTTTAGATGATTTAAATACTGCAGGTAAAGTTAGAGGTTTAAATGTTGACTTTGTTAGGATAAGTGGTGATTCCACTCATAACTTAAGCAATTATGAAGAAAAATACCAATCAGCAGCTTCACCATACGTTTTATCAGAATTAAGAGGTAATAAATTACAAAGATTATTTAGATTTATTACTATTTCTGATGGTGATGCAGCAAACAGAGATATTAAATTCTCAATCATTAATATTAAACCAGATGATAAAACATTTGACTTAATAGTTAGAAGGTATAACGATACAGATGCTAATTTAAGTGTTATTGAGAAATTTTCTAAATTATCATTAGATCCTACCGACAATGGATTTATTGGTAGGAAAATAGGTACTTCAGATGGAGAGTTTCCATTAAGAAGCAACTACATAATGGTAGATATGGCAACTGACTATCCTACTAATGGTATACCGGCAGGATTTGAAGGGGTACAAGTTAGAGATTATATCGGTGATACAACTGCATTACCTCCACAAATAGAATATGGTACACAATATCCATCATTAAATAATTCCCAATTAAGAAGGTATTATTTAGGTCTTAACACAACAATTGGTGTTGATCAAGACTTCTTCGATTATAAAGGGTTGGATGCGGTTACTAACTTAGCATATACAGGTAAATCAGATGGTTTTCACTTAGACGTAAACGCTAAAGGTGCAGAAATATCAGCTGGAATTGCAGATAGTTATTTCCCAACATTACAAGTTGGTGTGTCAGCATTTACTACGGAAGCGGCACTACAAGGTGGTCCTTATGAAAAAGTAAGTGCTAGAAAATTCACTTTCGCACCTTATGGTGGGTTCGATGGTTGGGACGTTTATCGTTTAGATAGAACAAATCTTAATTCATACACAACAAACGGTAGTAAAGGTAATGAAGGACTAATTAATGGTACATTTACAACTTATACTACTTCTGAAGGTGATGCTGGTATTACTTCTGACTACTACGCATATTTAGAAGGTATTTATACTTATAATAATCCTGAAGCAGTCAACATAAACGTTTTTGCTACACCAGGATTAGACTTAAGAGACCAATCTTCTTTAATTGATGCCGCAGTTGATATGGTTGAAAATGATAGAGCAGATTCCTTATATGTAATTACTACACCAGATACTGGT